TATATTCTTGCAAAACAGTCTGATGATGCACTACAGGTTATCGAACAGATTCTTCCGTACTTTCAGCCAGATTACACAATCACGATGAATGATATGACTGACATGGGGGTTAAGAAGGATATCCCTATCATTCTAAGCAGTATTTCTTATGAGGATGATTATCAAGGAGATTTCACAACCAGACGAGCAATTATCTATACTCTAGATTTCACATGCAAGTTTTATCTCTATGGTCCTATCACCTCTAGTAAGGTCATCAAGACTGTACAGGTTGATCAGTATGCTGATTTACCGGATACTTCACCGACACGCGAACAGAGATATACAGCTACGCCGGACCCAAGCAGTGCTGATGCTGACGACGATTTTGGGTTTAATGAAGTGACATCATTCTTTACAGATGCAAAGGATTATAATCCAGTGACAGGTGAAGATGAGTAATTCTATAGATAAGGCACTTGGCGTGGTAGAAAAAATTGCAACGCCAATGTCTTACCATGATATTCCACCCGAGTCTAAACCAATTGAGGTGACAGGTGATGACATTGATGATGACTACAAATATCAAAGAGACAACTTCTACAATTTGGTGGAGAAAGGTTCAACTGCGATTGAAGGAATACTGGAGCTCGCAAAAGAGGGAGAGCATCCAAGGGCCTATGAGGTTGCGGGGAATCTTATCAAACAAGTCGCAGAGGTCACTGAGAAATTAGGTGATCTACAAGAGAAGATGAGGAAACTCAAAGAGGTGCCAAACAACGCACCGAAAAATGTAACTAACGCATTGTTCGTTGGTAGTACGGCTGAATTACAAAAAATGTTAAAGGGAAAATGATGTACGAATATCAATGCAAAATTGTTAGAGTAGTAGACGGTGACACTACTGATGTGGATATTGATTTGGGTTTTGGTGTATGGATGAAGAAACAACGAGTTCGTTTTTATGGTGTGGATACGCCAGAGTCGAGGACGAGCGATAAAGAAGAAAAGGTCTACGGATTCGCTGCAAAACATTTTGTTGAGAGTTATTTGCCAAAAGATTCAAGACAAGTTCTACGCACAAGGAAAGATAGTGTCGGTAAGTATGGCCGTATTCTTGGTGAGTTCGTGGTGTTTGATGGTTCTAATGACAGAGAGACAACATTAAATCAGTTACTTATCGATACTCATAATGCAGTAGAATATTTTGGTCAGTCCAAGGAAGACATTGCAGAAGAGCATATAAAGAATAGGTCATTGGTTATTCTAGAGAATCATGAATGATATTTCGAAAGACAGTATAGTACGGGATGTTGATTTCTTTCTTGACATAACTCAAGATGTCTGCCCGATGACGTTCGTCATGACCAAGCTTTTGCTCGAACGCATGGCGACAGGTCAGACTGCTGCCGTTCGCCTGCGTGGCGTCGAACCCCTGGAAAACGTGCCTCGATCTGTGCGTGAACATGGACACACCGTTCTCAGCCTGGAAGCGGGGGAACAATCAGTTGACTCCACCCATCTTCTTGTCATCCGTAAGGAAGAAGGTTTAAGGGGGTACTTTTAAAAATGTCTCTGGATAAAAATTATTTGGGCAATCCCAATTTGAAAAAGGCTAATATTCAACAGTCTTGGACAAAGGAACAGCTTAAAGAATACTCCCTATGTATGGATGACCCACAATACTTCATAGAGAAGTACGTTAAGATTATTTCTCTGGATGAGGGCCTTATTCCGTTTAAGATGTATGACTTTCAGAAGGAGATGACGGGCACATTTCATAATAATCGTTTCACCATCTGTAAACTACCCAGGCAGTCTGGGAAGTCTACTATCATGGTTTCTTATATTTTACACTATGCACTTTTCAACCCAACGGTAAATATTGCCATCCTTGCGAATAAGGCAGCTACTGCTCGTGACCTCCTGTCACGTTTACAACTTGCATACGAACATCTACCCAAATGGTTACAGCAAGGGGTGATGTCGTGGAACAAAGGTTCTTTGGAATTAGAAAATGGTTCAAAAATTCTTGCATCTTCTACGTCAGCGTCTGCTGTTCGTGGTGGTTCATATAATATTATTTTCCTTGATGAGTTTGCTTATGTACCTTCAAACGTAGCCGAGCAGTTCTTCAGTTCAGTGTATCCTACGATTTCATCTGGTAAGACAACCAAGGTGATGATTGTTTCCACACCACACGGTATGAATATGTTCTACAAGTTGTGGGTGGATGCAGAAGAGGGACGTAACGCTTACATACCTATTGAGGTACATTGGAGTGAAGTGCCGGGACGGGATGAAGCTTGGAAAGAAGAAACGATTAAGAACACCTCTCAAGCGCAGTTCAACACGGAGTTTGAGTGTGAGTTCTTGGGGTCTATCAACACATTGGTTGCACCATCTAAGCTTAAACAGTTGACATATCGAGCGCCAAAACAATCTAATGCTGGTCTTGATGTTCATGTTGCACCAGAAGAAGGTCACACATATGTTCTGGTTGCTGATGTTTCACGGGGAACAAAAAATGATTACTCGGCCTTTGTGGTTGTAGATGTTAGCGAAATACCATATAAGGTGGTTGCAAAGTTTAGAGATAACGAGATCAAACCTCTCATATTCCCCTCTAAAATCTATGACATTGCACGGGCATACAATCAGTCATATGTATTGATTGAGGTTAATGACATAGGAGAGCAGGTTGCTAACGCAATGCAGTTTGATATGGAGTATGACAACCTTATTATGGCTAGTATGCGTGGGCGAGCAGGACAGGTCATTGGAGCAGGCTTCTCTGGTGGTAGGGCGCAGTTGGGAGTAAGAACCACTAAAGCAGTTAAGAAGATTGGTTGTTCAAACCTCAAACAGTTGGTTGAAGATAATAAACTGATTGTTGAGGACTATGACATCATCAATGAGCTCTCTACATTTATTGTGAAGGGGTCATCCTTTGAGGCAGATGATGGGTGTAACGATGACTTGGTTGCATGTCTCTTTATCTTTGCATGGCTTACAGACCAAACATATTTTAAGGAACTTACTAATAATGATATTCGACGGGTCATGATGAATGAACAACAGGATATGCTGGAACAAGACATGGCGCCCTTTGGTTTTATAGTTAATGGGCTTGAGGATGATAATATTGGTGAGATGGTAGACGAATATGGAACTCGTTGGTCACCTATTGTCAGAGACTCTAGTAGAAGTTGGTAATTTCCTAAATAAATTCAATAAGATCATGATGTTTCTTGATATAACAGTTGTAACACAGAATGACAGATTGATCAATTAGGTGAAAAACTTCTTTGCGGCTATCATCACTAGTTCCAACTCTTTTGGATATTTTGCGTATCTCTGTATCATGGGGGTAGAATTTGAGACAAACATGTTCTGACTCTCCACAGTGAATACATGATTTTTGTGTGAGAAATTCATTTAAAAGAAACACTCGTTTCTGATAATTTTTTCGTGAAACCTTCTTGATAGTGTCCTTATATTTTTCGTAATGAACATTCATAATTCTATTTATATGATATAACACTTATAAAAACTAGGTTGTGTAAAAGAGGGTTTTTATAAATATCTGTATAACAATAATAACTCTTTAAGTTAGGAGTAAAGACATGGGATTTTTAGTTTCACCCGGCGTACACGTTAAGGAAATTGATCTTACAAACGTCATTCCAGCAGTATCCACCTCTATTGGTGCTATTGCAGGACCATTTGCAAAAGGTCCAGTTAGCGTTGTAACTGCAATCAATTCAGAAGAACAACTCTTGCAGACATTTGGTAAACCAAATACTTCAAATTTTGAGTGGTGGTTCACCGCTGCAAACTTCTTGCAATATACTGATGCGCTCCGTGTGGTTCGCGCAGAATCCGCTATACTAAATGCTGGTGCAAACAGTGGTATCCTCATTCGTGATGATGACCATTATGAAGCCAGTTTCTCTACTGGTCAGGGTTCTCACGGTGAATGGGCTGCTCGATCCGCCGGTACTTGGGGTAACTCAATCGGTGTTGATATCTGTTCAAGTGGGAAAGCATTCTCTCAGCAACTCGGTTCTCTTAACCTAGTTAACGGCGCGGGCGCAGTTGGTGATTTGGAAATCACAGTTGATGACCAAAACGCATCCGCTGCAGAAATTGCAATCGGTGACATCATCAAGTTCTACGATGCAAGTGCTATTGTTGGACTTGTGAATGGAGCCATCACAGTTGCATCTAAAACTCTTGTTACTGATGGTGGAACTGGTACTCTTGCAGCTGGTCAACGTGTGCTTGGTGCTGGTATTTCAGACGGTGACGTAGTTGTTAAGATTGCATCAGTTACTTCTCAGAGTGGTGGTGGTGGAAGTGTTATTTCAACACTCGTTCTAGATAAAGCAATCACGGTTGCAAACAATGTTGCTCTGGTGTTTTCAGCTGCTGCTGGTCATGATGCCGTTGAAACAGGTAACGTAGAATACGAAGTTACTGCTGTTTCTAGTGAGACTCTAACAATTCGTCAGCTGGATGATCCCGCTGGTGGTGGACTCAAGACCATTATTCCTGACAACTCTCTAATTCGTCGGCGCTGGCGTTTCAGTGACCTATTCCTTGAGGCACCTGGCACATCCGATTGGGCAACTGCAAATGGCCGCGGTGAACAGGACGAAGTGCATGTTGCGGTTTATGACGTAACTGGGGACATCACTGGTAAGGATGTTGATGTTAAAGGACAACGTACAGCTGCGGTTATCGAAATTTGGGAGGGTATGTCTCTGAACTCAGCCGGAAAAACAACACAGGGTGGTGGTAACTACTATCCAGATGTTATCTTCCGTGGTTCTAACTACATCTACTGGACAGACCATATTTCGGCCGGTGCGAGCGGTAACTGGGGTACAGATATTGCAACAGGTACGGACTACACACTGATAGATGGTGTTGTAAAGGACACGCTAACTGGTGGAACGGATGATTACTCTGTTACTGCTGGTGAACTTGAAGTTGCTTATGACAAGTTTGAAGACACAGAAAGTCTTGACATTAACCTAATTTTGGGCGGCCCAAGTTCTGGTGTTACAGATAGTGCAACTGGCCAGGATACTTTTGTGACCATGATCTCAGACCTCGTTGAATTGCGTAAGGATTGTGTTGGTTTTGTATCGCCTTATCGCGCTGCGGTTGTTGGTGTTACATCATCCATCACTCAGACACAAAATATCAAGGAAGCATTTGACAGGTGCCCATCGTCCTCGTACATGGTATTCGATAGTGGATACAAGTACATGTATGACAAGTACAATGATGTGTATCGTTTTGTCCCACTAAATGGTGATACTGCTGGCCTCTGCGCTTACACCGATGGTGTTGCAGACCCTTGGTTCTCACCAGCGGGTTACAATCGCGGCAGTGTTCGCAGTGCAATTAAACTTGCTTATAACCCAATGAAGGCAGATCGTGACATTCTTTATAAGGCTCGGATCAACCCAGTGGTTGACTTCCCTGGCCAGGGTGTTACACTCTTTGGTGATAAAACTGCTCTCTCAAAACCAAGTGCATTTGATCGTATCAACGTGCGGCGACTATTTCTTGTTCTTGAGAAGGCAATCGCCACTGCTGCTAAGTACATGCTCTTTGAGTTCAACGATGAGTTTACACGGGCCCAGTTCCGTAACATGGTCGAACCCTTCTTGCGAGATGTACAGGGTCGGAGAGGTATTTTCGACTTTAAAGTGATCTGTGATTCAACTAATAATACTGGCGAGGTCATAGACCGAAACGAGTTTATTGGGGACATCTATATTAAACCAGCAAGGTCAATCAACTTTATTACACTAAACTTCATCGCCGTTCGTACTGGTGTTGCGTTTAGTGAGGTAGGAGGTTAATCATGGCAAA